AACAACAGTCACAGCAGTTGGTGTACCAATCGCTACTGAATCTGGGTCAACTTGTTCAGACAACGGAGTTGTTGCCTTTGATAGGTCGCTGTAGATTTGGAATACTACAGAAGAGCCTGGCATTGATTGACGTGCTGGGCGTTTGTCTGCGACTGAACGGAGTAGTGGTTGAGAGCGAAGTGCGAACTCAACTAAACGGTCGTAAGCCTTTTGTACAAGACCTGCACCATTGGATGGTGTAAAGGTTCCTGCGTTATCGGCTGATGAATATTGACCGCCACCAAGACCACCGTTAGTGTTAGCAGAACCGCCTGAGAGGGCTGTATATGCCATTGTCATTTCGGTTATTTCCTTAGTTAGTAGTTAGTTAGCCTAAATCTCTCCGCCTTGTTGGAAGATAATACCTGTGATTTCTTCTGCAGATTCTGCATTCTGTAATCTCAAATATAAATCATCCATACCAGCAGGAGACTGGGCATTTGCAGTAACAGCATCAATTTGTCTAAGTGCAGCCAAATCTGGTTGCGCATTAGCGGGCGTCTGTACTGTCAATCCAAAAACATCAGCATTATCCGCAATCCAATTATCTAACGCTTCAGGTGAAGCCTCAATATCGGCTGGAATAAATTTTGCTATTTTTGGTGTAACGCCCTTGCTTTCAAGAACAGACTTGATAACGTTCTGGCGTTGTTCGGATTTGATACTAGACAATTGTGTTTCCATCTCGGAAAGAATTTTTGTCTTAGTTTTTAGTTCCTTGCGAAGTTGCTTTAGCAAATCGCTGTCAGAATTATGACGTTGTCTGGAGTCTTCTAACTCCATATCATCCTCGTCATCATCCCATTCTTGATAATTGTTGCTCATCGCAACGCTCCCATTCTATTGTTGTTAGTCGCAAGCCTCACGCTAAATCTGGGGGGAATTAGAATGGCTCTTGCTACCAGTCTTGTTACTCTCGTAGGGGCTGGTCGGTCCTACTGAGGGTCTAAAATGCGCCTTTTGATTGCTGCGCTAATGAAGCAGTTGTAGTACCTGCTTGTCCACTAAATGTGGCTTTTTCTTTCTCTTGAAGTTTCTTACGACGTTGTGACGCTAAACCAAAGAATGCTTCTTGTTGAAGTTCACCAGAAAGATTAGAAGTATCTTCTCCGTAAATCTGTGCAAGTTTTTCAGTGGCTGGCATTGTTTGAGCAAGTTCACCAAAAGCCTTCTTAGATGTACCATAAACATCATATGTTTTTGCTGTCTCTAATTGCTTCTGTAAAGTTGAAATGTTTTCTTCAGCCAATGCTATACCTGAAGTTAATGCAGCAGTTTTAATCTGTGCTTTTTCAATGTTGCGTACTAAGTCTTGAGCAGAAGTTCCACCCATTAACAATGCTGATGCTAATTGTGTACGTTGAACATTAGGGTCTCCGATACCATAACCTGTTAAATAACCACCAATTTGTTCACGAAGTTGTGGGTCAGCGTTATCAATTTTATTAAATACATTTTGAATACGGTCTTGTGTTTCAGCAGGGGAAACAGCACCACCAATAAGTTTTGCAAAAGTATCGCCACTTGCTAAGGTTTCTAAACCTGATTGTGCAAGAAGGTCACGATAAGTTTGCTCTGCTTGAAGATATTCTGCTTCTGAATAAGCATACAAACCTTTTGCTCTACGACCTTCGTTACCAAGAAATCTTTGTTTATATTCTGGTGTTTGACGAAGTTGAATAACTGCTTCATCATCAGATAAACCTTGTTCCATAAATGTTCTAATAGAAGGAACAAGTGAACCTAAACCATAAGCATTAAAAGTATCTTGTAATACTTTAAAAGCACTTACACGATTTGCTTCATCTCTTCTTAAAAGTTCTGTAGTAGCATTATCGGTAGTTCCACCTCCACCTGCGCCACGACCACCACTAAAAATTTCAACAGAACCATCACTATATGTTCTAGTAATTGTTCCATCACCATTGTCAACATCTTTAAAAGTTAATGGTTTATTATTAGTTTGTAATCCAGTTCCAGTACCTCCACCAAGATTAGCAGTATTACCAGAAATATTACGTTGTTGAATTGTTTGAACAATTTGTTTATTTGACTTAGTTAAACTTGCTGGGTCAAAAGGAGTTTTAGGAGTTGTAGGTCTTGGTTGAGCAATACTACCTGAAGGTATATTTGTAGTTTGAGTAGTTTTAGGTTTTTTAGGTGCTGCAGGTTTAGTAGGTTTTGGAGGAACTACGCCAGATGCCATTTATACCATCCCAAATCTAGAAAGAATATTATTTGTAAAATTAGCAGCCATTTCTTTAGCGTTCTTAGTAAATTGCCATAAAGGATTTTGACGCATTCTATTTTCGAAATCTCCTAAAGTTTCTAAAGTTTGACCACTAATAGCACGAGCAATATCTTTATCAAAAACATTTAAAGACTCAACAGGAACTTCAAGAATCTGTGCTTTCTTAGCCATATACTGTGAGGCAATTTCTCTAGGAGTTACACCTTGGTCAATATATTGTGCAAGACCAGTATAAGTTGCTTTAGAAATGTTTTTTAATTTTTCAGTAATAAAATCAAGTTTACCATCTTTTAAATATTGCATTGCATAACCACGAACATCAACATCAGGAATGACAACACCATAGTCATTAGCAAATTTACGGATAGCGGTTAAACCAGCATTTAACGCTGGACCAGCATTAGGAATACCTTGTTGTTTCTCAAGAGCCTTACCAACGAAATCTAATGCTAATGCTTCTCTATCTTCTTTAGTAGCAACACCACCAACAGTAGTTGTTGTAGCATTACCTTCAGCGTCACGAGTAGTAACAGTTCTTGCAGAAAGATTTTTCTCTAAATTAACTAATGCTTTAGTAAAAGCAGTAACTTCTTTAACGCCAGGAAGTACTCCAAGATAATCTCTAAAAGCAGAAGTAATAATCTGTGCTGCTTCAGCAGGTGTACTTTGTTGACGAGAAACGCTAGTACGAGTACCAACACCTTGAGTTTGTGCCGTAGTTAATCTTGTACCAACATAGGAACTAAAATCTTTTTCAGGAGCCAAATAAAAATCTGTTAATAACGCATTATAGCCTTTTTCAACAGATGCTCTAGAAGGATTTTTACCTGAAACTAAACCAAGTCTTTTAAGAATCTCAACATTAGTTTGATATTCTGTTTGGTCAGCAGCACCACGAGATTGTCTGAAATTTGCTAGTACACTAGCCTTATCAGTTGCTACACCATTAATAATTTTCTTATTACCATAACCAGATTGACCAGCAGCATTAGCAGCCATCTGATTATAATCTGGAAGCATAGTAGCAAAACTTCCACCAGCAACAGGTGCTGGAGGCATCGGTGAAACTGTCATTATCTAATTGGCTCCAATGGGTCTGCTTCAAGGAATCTGTCATACCAAGAAGAAAATTGCGTATTATTTCTTTTTAAAGTAGTAACGTAATTATCCCAAAGTTCTTGCAAATCAGCATTCTCACTAGAAGTGATAGTGCCACTCATACCTTGTTCTTTACGTTGCGCTAGTTGTAACATCAAAGTATCTCTTGAATCCATATAATCCTGCATCATTGCCCAAGCAGGTTTAAGGTCTTCAGGAACACTGTTTATAAATTTTTCATTCTGTAAAATCTTATCAACACCAGTAAGTGTTTCTTTCCATTTACCAATAGTGAAAGACATTCTATCTTCTGCCCACTCAGGGTACTTATCCCCGATTAACTTAATAGCATTTTGCTTCATTTCAGCAAGTGGTTTACCCTCAGAAGAATTAAGAGAGGTAATACCAGTTGCTTCCATTTGAGCATTGATAGCATTAGACAACTTGTTATATTCAATCCAGCCAGCACGAATATCTTGTCTCTTAACTTCAGACAATGGGTCTAATTGACCACGGAATGATTCTTTACTACCAGGAACTGGAGAGTTCTTTAATTGCCAAACATATACTGCTTGGTCAAATTCGCTTTCAATTTGACCATTATTAGTGATAAGTTGAATTAAATATGGATTATCTTGATAAACATCTGAAACTAAATTACGATTAGTTTTAGCATTGTAAACTGCTTTAGTTGTAAAATCCATACCAGTTGTTGAACTGCTACCAGAATAAGCAAGAGTGAAATAATCTGGATAATCTTTGTAGAATCTTTCAGCAGGGGTTTGACCGTTAAGTTCACCTTCTGCTTTGTATTTATTCCACATTCTAATATATGGTTCATACTCTGAAGTGAACTTAGGTTGGAAAGGAAGAGTTAAAGAAGCAACGAAACGTAATGTCATCATTGCATCATTCTTACGTCTTATCTCATCAAACTGTGGTTCATCAGGTCTTTTACCCTCACGCCATCTTTGACGTTCAGTTGCATAAATACTTTGAAGTTGATTTAAATAATCTTTATCTTTAGTACCAGCCATTAAAGATTTCATTCTTCTTAATTGAGAAGAAAGAATAATATCTGTTGTGTTTTCAGTTGGACCAAGTGGCAAAATAGCATCTAATACACCACGTGCTGGAACGTAGAAACCAAATTGTTCACTTAATTGTTGGTTAATATCTGGACTGTTTTTAACAATTACAGAAGCAGGAACTTGGGCAATAGGACCAAAACCTGGACTCCACCAAGGCTCACCTTGAAACATTAAATTCAAAGAGTTCTTAGGGAACTGCATAGTTGTATTATTGCCAGTGTATTTCTTTAACCAATCAGGAAGAACTTCACCTAATTGCATAGAAATCCAAGTATCACCACTACGTGGGTCTTTTTCAGTAAAACCTGCACGGTCTGGTGCACTCCATATTAGATTTGCACGACCAATAACATTTGGATTCTCGTAAGCAAGTCTGCCCCAAGTACGCATAGTATTTGCATATGCTGCAAAGAATGGGGAAACATAAGACATTACTGCTGTAGGTCCACCATATCTGTTAATAGTGTAAGCAGTTGCTTCCATTTCTTTTCTAGCCATACGGTGAGCAGTCTGTTCTAGGTTACGAAATTCACCATTTGATAAACCTTTTTTAACTGCTTCTCTACCATATTCTGCAACTTTACGGTCAACTAATTCATTCATTGACCTACGATAAACAGCAGCATACAAAGGATGGCGAACCATAACATCTTCAGGTAAAGCACCAAGACGTTTAAATAATCGTGCTGTTACTTCTTGATACTTTTGCCAAACAGTTTTGCTATCTTCTAAACCAAACATTTCACCGTGAATAGGTGATAAGTCACTTCTACCTTGTAAAGTATTACGAATCTCATTTAAAGAAACATCGCGTTTAGCAATTTCTCTACGTAATGCTTCATCAGGAAAAGCGTTCTTAACGTTAACTTCTTGTTTAGTTATCCATTCCCTTGCGGTAGTAGCATCTTGACCGCTATTTAATAAATCTGTACGAAGTTTATTATCAGTTTTTACTGCAGCAACTATTTCGTCAACAGATTCACCAGCAAGAAGTCTACGAGTTACTTCATCGTTTCTGTATTGACGTGATACAACATAGGCTGCATTCCAGTATTCTGGTGATGCTTTCTTCTTACCAGGAGTTGATATTAATTTACCAGTAGCATCGTAGGTAGGTGGGTCAATCTTGCCAAAACCTTTACTTACTAAAGTACCATCAAGTTGAATCTTTGATATAGCATTTTGAGATTGTAGTTCTTTTGCAGTACGACCTGTAGCAGAACTAGAGTTGTATGCGTATAAACCTAAATCACCAGTAAAGGCATCATTAATCATTAAACCATCGTGATTATATGCACCACTAAATTTATGAACACGAGGATTGCTAGAATACTTTGCATCAAAATCTGCTGCTTGTTGAACTTTCTTTTCAATATCTGCAGATTTGACTTTAAAATCTTGTTCTAATTTTTTGATATTGCTTTTAAGAGTATTCTTTTGAGACTTTAATGTAGCCTTAGCAAGACCTTCTTTTGCAGCATTTAAAGAATTTGTAATAGTATTTAATTCACCACGAGCAACAATTAAATCTTTTGATTGTATATCTTTTAACTCAGCAAAAGAAGAATAGTTTTTAGTTAAACCTAGTTCTTTAGATGCTTGACGAAGTAGTGCTTTTTCAGTGATGTGTTTATATCTAGCATCTTTAACAGTTTCTTTAAGGCTAGTACCAACATATTTTAAATACTCATTAGCAGCACCAAGGTAAGCCATAGCACGTAAAGAACCTTCAGTTACGTTACGAACTGTGTAACCTAAACGCAAAAGAACAGATGGTTTCCATATGTAGTTAAACATATCGTAACCTGAAGAAAGTCTTGAAACTATACCTAACTCTGTTCCACCATTTTTAAAATGTTGTTTAGCAATTCTTTCAAATGCTTTGGTATCAATCATTGGGATACCTTTAGCAAGTTGTGAAGATAATTGTCTAGTAGGTATAACTACTTGGTCTTCAACAACGAAACCTGTTTTGCCACCTTGTTTAATAATTTCTATAAGTTCACGACGTTTTTTAGCAACAGTGTAGTAAACAACATCAGCGTGTGTTTTAAGATTATCTGCAGAAACACCTGGAAGGTCACGTAAAAATTGTGTTTTTTCAGTATCGGTTAACTTAACATTTAAACCGTACTTTTCACCAATATCTCTAAGACCTTCTTTTTCAATAGCGTCAACGGCTTCTTGGCGTGTTAAATCATCAGAAGCATCACCGTATTTTTTTAACAAAAGACGTTTCTTTGCTGCACCTTCTGGGCTTTTCCAAGCAGAAACACTATTCATCCAGGCAGCCATTTCCCCAGAAGAACCAGTTGAATCAACACCTTTGGTTCTAATCCAACCTGAAGGAACTTCACTTCTAGCAAAAGCAACTGCTTTAATTCCAAGACCATAAGGTCCTTTTGCTGGAAACTCTTGAACAAGAATGTTACTACGGTTTTCAGCACGTGTAGCACGAAGTTTTTCTATTGAAGAAAACTTTGATGCACCAGTTCCAAGTATTTCGTTATAAGTTAAATTGATTGCATTACGAATCTTTGGGTCTTCTAATGCAAGTGATTCAATTTCTTTTTCAAGTTTAAGTTTAACATCAGCGTTCTTAGCCATCCAGGCATTAACATCGCCGCCTGCTTCTTTAACTGCTTTGATTTCAGCATTTAAAAGGTCTAATTCACCTGATGCTCTATCTAGTTGAGCACCATATTTAGAAAAGTTAGGGCTATTCCATATTTTTGCTTTTGCTGCCTTATCGCCTGTTGCTGCTTTCATAACAGTTCTAGCAACTTCAACAGCAGCCTCTTCAGCAGAACCGTATTTAGCAATAAGTTCAGGTGTGTTAAATTGTGATACGTTAATATCACTTAATACAGAAGCAAGAAGTTCTGGATTAGAAGACTTTTGCGATATACGATGTGATACAACTTTAGAAAAATCTGAACCATCTTGTACAGCAAATCTTAAAAATGTGTCCCAACCATCACTGGTATAGTCAGTTTTTACCCCAAGTTTAGGGTCTAATACACCTTGAAATTCTTTACCAAGTAACTTACCACCACCGCGTGCAACTTTCATTACTTTGCCGACTTTAGAAAGTGGGTCAGCATACCAAGTTACAGCAGCATCAATAGCACCTGTTAGAAGTCTACCAGTTAATTCATCAGAAAAAGCCTGTTTACGTTGCGCAGCATCATAAACATCAAAAGAACCTTTGAATAAAGTAGGAGCATTGTCCACACCAAGGAGTTGTGAACCCTTTGCTGCAAGTTTAATTGGTGCAAAAAGGATGTCACCAACAGCAGAACCAGATGTTAAAGCCTGTCCTGGGCTTATATCCTTAGCATATTGTCTGTAAGTGTCGCCAACATCAGATAATTGGAAACCATCTTTATAAAGAGGGTTATCTTTATCTGTTAATAGCAAACCTGTACTAATAGCACGACCAATAGGCTTTGAAACCTTATTATAGTAGGTAGTAAACGCATTACCTACTCCTCGTGCAGTATTAACTGCCCAATCTGAAATTAAACTCATTGATTATATTCCGTTGTTATAATTCTTATGATTTCATCGTGGTCTTCATCAGTTAATGAAGGTATATGCACAAGTCCCCAACCAAGTCCTGCGTTGTCGTTGCCTAGTGCTGTTAAATATTTAGCAAAATTAGTTGCCCAGCGTGGAGTTTCCATTTACAACTCCTGTGAAGGTGATGTTGGTTCCTGTGTAGGCGCTATTTGTCCAGGTTGTCCTTTAAGATATTTAACAAATGTTCTTAATGATTCTGGTGCATCTTCTGAATTTGCTGCACGTTCAATCATTGGCAGATAATTAGATAGTTTTTGTAAATCTTGTTTTTGAGGTGAATCAACATCACCTGTTCCAAGATTTAAACCAATATCTGCAGGACCAGGACCTTCACCAAAAGGCATACCAGTATCAGGTGATTCATTAGGTCTTTGAGTTTCAGCAGTAAGAGGAAGAGTACCTGCACCAGCAGTAGCAGCATTAACATCAACTTTAGGAATCTTAGTTGGTTGTCCTTGCAACTTTGCTCCTTGTTGTTGTTCCATTAATGCTTTACCTTCGCCATACTTTGTTGAACCCATATCGCGAATAGGTTGAGTTGTTCTTTTAGAAATGTTTTGGTCAATACGTTTAGCGTATTTACCTGTACCTGAAACTTTTTCTGTAGCCATTATTGACCTGCTAGTTGTGAAAGTAACGTTCCAATATCAGGTGTACCTTGTGGTGCTGGAGAAGGACCCCCTGGAGGCGCTTCAACTGGAGCAGCAGGGACGGGTTGCTCGGCAGGAGCAGTCATCTCAGCAGGGGGAACTTGTGGTGCTGCAGCAGGAGCAGGTGCAGGTGCGAAGACTTTCTTAACAGCGTCTTCTATCTGTACACCTTTTTGTCTCTCTTTGATTACTTCAGCAATGTTCATAACTAATGAACTTGGGTCTTGTCCCTGTGCGGATAACTGCGGAATTGCTTGAGCAAGTGCAGCCATTGAAGCATTTAAATTGTCACGCATTTTTTGTATATCAATTGATTGTTGTTCCCCACCAACATTCATTGACCAAGGTAATTCGCGCATTACGAAATCTCTAGATACTAAATCAGCACCTAATGCTTGTAATGAGAAGATTAACGCACGGCTTGGGTCAAGTCCTGACATTAAACCGTAGCGTACTTGTACAGAGTAATCACCACGAATGTCTTTGCGTGGAGAGTATGTTAATTCGTAGCGTGCACCACCAGATGTGGCAACAACGCTTTTCTCTGAAGGGAATATTTTTTCATCCATTTTGAGACATAATTTAATAACATCTTCAAATACGTCTGTTAAAATTTGTTGACCAGTTTTAACCTGGGTATCAAATGCGCCAAGAAGTGCTTGCACACCTTGTCCTGTGATAACTGATGCGTCAATAACACCTGAACGTCCTTCAGGGTAACGAGCACCAATACGCATTTCACGTTGTAAGATTTCTGCTTCTTGAAACGCAGCAGGTGGAACCTCTAAGCCTACACGGCGAATGTTCTGCGGTTGAGCAGTTCTCAATATTGCGTCAGGACCAAAAGCCATTTCTTGTACGTCGTTTGGTAAAGCCAATGGTGCGTTAATAGATTTCTCTGCAGCATCCATTGCCAATTGCGCAAAACGAGCACGAGCGATTTGAACCCATAGCACGTCATCAAATTGACCGCGTGGTTCGTCATCAACTCCAGGTCTTTTAGCAATACGTACCATCACTTCACCCATTGGGTTGTCAGCGCTGGTAAGAACTAGATTACCTCTATCAGGTAAATACAAAAGAATAACATCTTTATCTTCATAGCGAATCATTTCTAATTCAGCATAGATATCGATTTCGTTAATCTTATATCCGTTAAGGATTTGTCTTTCAAATTCTGGGAACTCTGTTATAAGTTCAGCAATACTTTTCTTGTAACGTTTAGTGTAAGAAACCACACGACCATAACGGTCATATTCTGGGTATGCACCAAGTGGGTTTTCTATACGGATACGTGGAAGTTTATTATCCCAATCTGCTTCAACAATGATAGGTAAGAAACCATAAGTGCCATACCAGTCAGCACCTTGATACATCTGTGTTTGCAAACGTGATGTTTGAACATAGTTGTTAACAATAAGACTTCTAATATCTGCAGATTTTTTTGCACGGTCAGATGAGTTATCTGTTGTTGTACAGTTAAAAGAGGGTAATGGTGCTAGGACTTCGGAAACATCTCTTGCGGCTACGTCAACGAAGTTGGCAACCATAGCCTTGGTTGCACCCTCTGGGAACATTTCAGGAAATACGTTTACAAGGTTTCCCCTACGTACTTCTAGGATATCTGCCATTCTGGCATCACGATTAAGGTTACGGCGTTTTAACGCTTCAACCTTAACTGCTATTTGTGTAATATTAAGAGCCACTAAATTCCTTAAGCGTAGAACATATCAGATTGTTGTTCAGCGTACAGTTCATCTAAATCAACAACATATCTATTGTTTATTTGTTTAACAGAATGCCAACGACTTGATGTATATCGTTGAGTATAATTTTTTCTTTCTAACCATTCACGAATTACCAGTTCCGTGAACCATAAAGCCATAACCATATCTGAAGCCTGTTTCTTTTTCATATCAGGTTTCCAGATAATTAACTGGTTGATGAGAGCCTTCATACCTTCACTACGTTCAGTAGAAGGAAGATGAATCAGGTTTGAGTTTTTTTCGAACTTGTTTTCTCGTACAATCCCAAAGAGTGGAGCCATAGATGCAACACCGAAGTCAACGTCCCACTTGTTATTACCAGTGAAATGCTCACGAAATTGGATTCCCCTTGAAGATAAAAAGTCTCGTATCGCCTCATCTTTGGTGAGGAAGAGTTGGAAGGCATTTTTCTCCGCTACTACAACATTGGGTTGATATTTTAAAGTCCATTCCTCAATCAGTTCCCTGATTTTGGCTGGGGTTGGTTCAGTCATATTTACAGCATCAAGAACATAACGTTCGTTAGTGTCAATGCTTGCTGCCACAATGACGGCTGCGGTTGCACCTGCCATAGCAGGGTCAATGCCCATAACAATTCTAAATGTGCCACCATCAGGATGACCTGGTGCTTTAAAATTTAACGGACCAATTTTTCTCATACCGTTAACGCAACCAGTTACTGCAAGTGGTGGGAATATGGAATCATCTTCAACGTCTTGTTGTTGATATACCATTGCCCAAGTTGAGGGGGTGACTTCTGAACGTCTTTGAAAGAGCGTAGGACCATCCCACTTAGGAAACAATCCATCAGAATCAGGTGTGGTGTCGTCATCGCCGTCCCAAGGTCTATCGGAACGCGCCCATAAAGTCACCCAGTCTTTGGGGTCATCGTGAGTTTCTAAAACTGCTGGCATAGCCAAATATGTAAAAGGTGATTTACCACCAGACCAATGCTCAGGATTACGAAGTTCACGGTACAAGTCATTAGAAGCAATACGGGTACCAACAATCAGAAGTTTACCGTTCTTACCAAGACGGGTAATAACTTCTTGCTGCAACCATTTGATTTGCTTTTCCCACTCGTGGGCGTTAGCACCAGTGATGCAGTCATCAAGAATAATCAAATCGGCACGGGCACCGTAAATCTGACCACCCATACCTAATGCTTGAAGGGTAGGGTCTTTCTCAGAAGAATCCCTAGTCTCTGCACCAAGATAGACGGTATCAGTTTTCCAAGTATCTGCGTCATCTTTCCAACCACCATCAGGTCCATAAGTCTTTTGCAACTTAGACCACCTAGGGTGGGACAGTCTTTGCTTAATAGCATAAACGAACTCGCGTGCTTTATACAAAGTCTTAGACACAATGATGATACGCACATTAGGGTCAAGGGCTATACGGTACGTTGAATAGTTAACCGTGATAGTGGTAGACTTTGCGTGCTCAGGAGGAATGTTAATCAGCACACGGTTACGGGCGGCAGGTTCATAAACCATAGCCTCGTGCAACCACTCAGGTTCACCCTTCTCAAGAAGGGAAATGAAATTCTTTTGATGAGGAAAAACCTGCATCTCAAGATAGTCTTTAGAGAAGTCCTCAAACGAAACATTAAACTTATCGGCAGTATCAGCACCTGCCCTAACATTATCCCTTTTAACCTTAGCATCATCCAACTCCAGCCTAAACTGGTCATCAGACTTAACCCAATACTTGACCGTATCAGATTTGACCCCAGCCACCTCGGCGGCGGCGTTGACAGTCATACCGTTAGCAATAGCAGTTAAAAAATTTTTTTTCTTTTTGGCTGACTCACCCTTAAGGTGGTGAGATAAACCTGACTTGGCAGCCATTGCGCGCCCCTTTTAAAAATCATAAAATGTGATTGCGACTAGGTTGGGTGGTATTGGAACCCAACCAGTGTAGTATAATACTACCCTATAATATTATATTAGG